ATACAGTTCCATTGTTTACCCACATAAGTTGTCCACTGCTGCCTTTGTTCCACGCTTCTTTGCCAAACATTGGGTTTTTAATTCCTATTTTTTGACTGCGAAGAATTGCTTTAACTTCAGGGCGTGTTGATGGATTTTTGTTACCTGTGCATTTACCTTTTCTTGACAAACTTACTTTTTTAGCATAGTTTTCTACACGAGAGTCTGTATGTTTAGTTAAAGATTTATTCCATGGCGGCGTGCCATTGGTAGTAAATTTACCGTCACTATTATGTTGATTGAACGACATAGGGTCATTTTTTGCGTCAATTTTAGATAGATATTCTGATTCAAGGTTACGAATAAACGTCGGATTTCCAATTAATAAGACTTCTCTTTTCCAGTCGGTTCTATTTTCCAAAATCATCGGTTTAACAATTTTGCTTGAGCATATATACCCATCATCTGGGTGGCATCCAACAGCAGATCTAGACCCAATATACCACTTATTAGTGGGAATATGAGTCCACCTATATAAGAACGCCAATGTTACTTTCATTTAAGTTTCATGTCCTTAATAAGTCCAATAACAGATTCTTTAAGATATTTCTGCGCTCTGGCATCACCAGCTATCTCTAATACTTTATGTCCATAACGCATGTTCATGAGTGACTCGTAAATAGCTTTTGGATATGCGTTTGGAGCCGATGGCTGAGCTACTATATCCACAGTAATGATTTCAAAATCACTAACATGGCCGTTCGCTTCGTTAACATTACCGCTGCCTCTGCTTGACACACCTAACTTAACTCCGTTTTCTAGCATAGTTTTAACCAGCTGGCCCATTGGAGTAGGTAATATTTTTAAAGTCCCAAAACCGTTTGCCCCGTCCATGTACATTTCTGTAATCATATGGCTTACACGGTCTAGGTTAATTTTAAGGTCATCAGGATGATCTACTTCACCTAGCACGCTGTATCCGCCCTTCACTTGTTCCATGACTGTGTCAACAGCTTTGCTAATTTCATGAACCGGGTAAACACGTTGATTTGCGTTTTTTACCCCGCCTTGTATAAAGATGCCTTTCATCTTGAGAGATTTTCCGCCCTTGCCGTCATCCTCGTTGAGAATCTCAACGCGGGCATTGTCAAAGGATAAATTTTCTCTTAGATAAGATGCCATGACCAATTACGCCTTATAGCCTGACGATCCGCCTGGATTGAAGGATTTCTTAACAACTGGAACTGACCCATTGGTTGTTTGCCCTTCTTGCTCACGTTTTACAGTACGTTTGTCTTTGTAGCCTTTAGTGTTAGCACCTGGACTGTTTTCATACTTGCCTTGACCCATCATGGTCTCGCCTTTTGACAAGTAGTTGCTTGGTTTCTTAGGGCTAGTATTGCTGTCACGGTCAGAAGCCGATCCACATTGTGCTATATTTTTTGTAGTTCCGCCCATGTCATTTTTACCACTGATTTGTGTGCTCTTGCAGTTAATAGACGATTTTGAACCACCAGATCCAATAGCATCGCCCTCAACAGGCTTGACAGCAGTTACTTTTTCAACATACTCACGCATTAAGTCAGCTGGTGACTTGCGAGATTTACGAGATTCTTTAACTTTTTTAGCTTTTTCTTCTTTCTCGGCAGCTTTACCGTCGTACTTGTCGCCTTTAACAGCAGTACCTGAATGTTGCTTACCCTTCATGTCAGTCCATGGTTTGTCAGTTTTCTTGGATTCGCCGTAAATGCTAGCTTCACCAAACTTTTGCCCATCAGACTCAGCTTCGTCAGTGTCAAACTCGTCATCGTCACCCATGTCGTCTTCGTCAGCGCCATCATGTATGCCTGGCATATTTTCTTCTTCAGCTTCTTCGCCAGCCATTAACGAGTCAAACTCTGATTTAAGTTCGTCAATTGCGTCTTCAAGATCCATGACACGATCTTCAACACTTGCTGCGTCATCCATGTCTTCGTCATCCATGTCTTCGTCATACATGTCTTCATCTTCATCGCCGTCTATAATTTCGTTATACATGTCTTCGTCATCCATGTCTTCGTCTTCATCGCCGTCCATGTCTTCGCCATCCATGCCTTCATCTTCATGCATACCTTGTTGGTCGCCGGCAATAACGTCGTTTTGATCTTCAATCTCGTCGCCAAGGCGTTCTGCGCCGCGACCACGTTGGACATGGAACTGGTCCTCGTCAACTAAACTCTCATAAATATCACGGCTTTTTGCGATTACGATATCGTGAAACAATGCTTTAGCTTTTGCTTCATCTTCGTTTATAATGTATCCGATCAGTTTTTCGAACTTTTGCATAGGTAACTCCTTAAGGTTATATAACTTGTAATATTATTTACTCAAAATTGAATAAATCAGTATAATATGTGTGGTTTTCAGAGCAATCTTGAAGATATCTGCAGTGAGATTACATTCCGCCCTGATCTTGTGCTGGTGGTTTGTATATTGCGCTCAGTGTTTTTATCTTTTTCTCGTGCTCTATTTTTCTAATGTCGTTTATTTGTCGTAGTTTATTCAGCTGGCCAAGAGTAAGCCGTGTTTTCCGTAAATCAGAAATAGTTAAAATAGTCTGATCGTCCTTCTCAGTAGAGTAGCCAGGTGGATTTGCCTCAATGGCTGAGTCCTTGCCCATTTCAAATAAATCTATTATAATCATATCTTTATTTAACCAAAATATAGTTTTTACTGGTCTGGTGCGCTGTCAGCACTGCCCATTGGCGATGTGTCTCCGGCAGCACCGCCCATATCTGCTCCACCCATATCTCCACCTTCTTCACCGCCCATGTCGTCAGGCATTGGACCTAAGTTTTCTAAGTCAGAGGATATGCCGCCTGCCGAAACTCCAACAGCTCGTAAGTTTGGATCATCAGGTTTAGCATTTTCATCAGCATGCTCTTCAGCCCACATTTGCTCGTTCTCTTGCATTTCTTCTTCAGTTAGACCAAGGTAGCGTGTAAGTAAGAATCGTTTGGCTAAGTAAGGTATCTGCTCAACTTGAGTAAATGTAGAAATTCTTGCTGCATCAATCTCAACTTGACGATATTTTGTAAAGTTTTGCGGCTCGTTAAACTTTATATCAAAAACACTATTATCAATGTTAAATCCTCTAAAACGCAGGAAGAGTTTAAATTCTTTGTCTAATACGCTAGATACAAAATTTTGTAGTCTCTTGCAGTATTGGTTGAATCTCCATTCTTGGATCATTGCTATACCAACTTTTCCGTCGCTAAAGTTATTAGCTGCTTCATCATTTTGTGTTGGCAGATAGCTTGCCGGAATCCGTAACCCGCGAAATAATTTATTTGTGAAGAATCTCAGATCAGTTATTTCACCTAAATTCTGACCCCCAGGCAGTGCTTCTACGCTAGACCCTCGCCCATCTGCAGTTTGAGGGAAGAAGAAATCCTCATTCATGGAAATCGGGTTGTATGTTGCATCCATCATAGTACCGCCCGAACCGTTAGTAGATGGTATTCTACGTTGATGAACTTCGTTTTTTACTCGTTCAACAAATGCCATTGCTAAGTGAGATGGCATATTCCCAACGTCAATCTTGAAAATTCTACGCTCAGGTGCCCGTTGAATACGGTAAATAATGATCGCATCTTCAAGTAGTTCTTTTTGTTTAAACACTTTAAAAACGGTTTCTAAAACAGAAGTACCGAACGGCCACGCCATATCTAACCCTTCTGACAGACTAATATGAACTACGTGCTCTGCGTTGATAACTGCTTCATTTTTTGCACTAGTAAATCTTGATCCGCCCTGCCCACCTGCTGGAGTATACGCGCCGGAACTACCACCAGAACCACCTGTTTGCGGATGATTTTCATATGAATCTGATGTAGTTACTGCCGTTACTGTTAGATTTTGAAGGTTCGGGTTAAGGTCTTTAATAACGTATTGCTCGGGTTTTTTACCGTCAGACTCATTTACAATAACTTTGGTTACCTTGGACATTTCAGACCATAGTAGCTTAAACGTCTCTGGATCACGAATAAACACTTGATCGCCGTATTTCAGTGTATTTCTAAACAGTTTGAAAATTCTCTTGTCAAATTCGTTTAGTTTGCACCATTGCTGTAACTGCTCTTTAACAATCTTTATTTCGTTATCCGTTGGAGTTTCTTTAAAATCAATATCAAACGCTGTGCCATTTTCTATGTTTGTTTGTGTCGAAAATTCTGCTAAGATATCAAGGGCAGCGTTGATTTCGCTGTCAGCATCCATTTGCTCGTACTGGTTATATCTTGCAATGCGATTCGGATGACCAATGTAAACATCAGGTAGTGAACTTTGATAGTTTTTCACACCAAAACTATTCATGGCATCATTGTTGCCACCACTGATTGGGCTAACATTATTAAGGTTAGCTATTTTAAAATGCTTTTGCCATG